CATTTTGTTTTTTTTTTTTTTTTTAATTCTGTATCTTTTTTCTTCCTTTCTAATTCAATTGCAAAAGCCTTTTTAAAATTTTTTTCAAAATCAGAAATATTATCTGATAATGCCATTACTCCCAGTAATTTTGAAATATGTCTATCTAACTCAGGAACTCCTATATCGACACTTAAAAACTGATGATGACGGTATAATCTATTGTTTGAAATAGATTTAGGGTTTTCTCTTTTTATATACTCTATGACGCTTTCTGAAAATAAATCATAAACATATTTCATTGTAAAAGAACCCGCATATCCTGGTCTTTTGTTAGAATTCTCATCGTATTCCCAATTGTGTAACCTAAACATTTCCTTATAATACTGTTTTGGAAATCTTTTTTGCCATTTTAATAAATCTTCACCAATAAATTTAGCCAGCAAATTTTGCAATTCTTGTGCTTGTCTATCATTTTGATATCCAGTAGCTTCATCAATCAATGCTGTTATCCCAACTTTAGCTAATGCTCTCATTAAAATTAATGACTGCTCGTATAATGGTTCTTGTACTGTCATTAATGCTTTTCTACACGGCTATTTTTTGTCAATATATTTAAAAAATATTGTGACTTTTTTGTTCACAAAAAAAGATAGCCATTTCTGACTATCCCCCAAACACTTTGACAGCTCTTTCTTTATCTTTATTCTCATCAATTATTCTTTGCCTGTCAAATCCAGCTATAATTATTAATGCCACTATATTTGTTCCGATTAATAGCAGCATATCCTCTGTCTTCGACTTCTTTTCTATGCTGTCAAAAATCTCTCTATTGCTCTCGTTTCTTAATCTGCTTCTTAATAAATCTAAATTTTGCCGTCTTTGATAGCTTCTTAACTTCAATGTCAGAACTGAATTTAGAAATATAAGTGCTAACATTAAAAATGCCAGTTTTCTACTTCTGCGATGTTTTTCCATTATCATCACCCTTATCCTTTTTCACAAATCCCAGCCTTTCAAGCAGCAGCTCCAAAAATCCTGTGCTGATTCCATATCTCTTTTGATTTATTGTTTCCAGAATTGCTTCTCCAAAAAATCCAATAACTGGACTCCACGGATATAGATATTCTGCCGACAAATGCCCAATTATTTTATTTAAAGATAATGTTATAGACATAGTCATTCCAGCAACCGCTATCCTTTTCATATACGGCTTGACAGGCTTGTTGTCAACCATTTTTTGAGCCACTACTCCAAATAACACTCCACTAAAAAATAAGATCAAGAAAAGCCCGTGATTGTCAATTATTATTTTTAAGTCTTCAATCATTTATGCTCCTATAATATGTTTTTGTTCCCTGCCTTTTCTACATCAAAAATTTGTTGCAACACAACTTTTAAGTCAAATGTCTTTTTGGCTTCCTTTAAGACTTCTGTCAGAACTTCTTCGCCAATTTCTTCTGCAAAGTCAGGAATCCATTTTCTGTCAATTGATTTTTCTTTTTCCAATAATTCTTCTAATTTATCCCAGAAGCCTTCATACACCTGCTTAAATTTTTCTGCTCCAGCTTTTCCTTTTGCAACTATTTCTGTTTTATAGATTAAAGTTTTTCCTAATTCTAAAATTTTACCTGTCAAATATATTTTTGCTGCTAATTTATCCATTTTTACACTCCTATTTTGTTATTTTTCTTAAAATCAATTCTAAACCGCCTAGCAAGTCCTACAATCAATTTTAACTCACTAGGCATTTTATACCAAAATTATTTTTAACGTTCTCATACAGCTTGTATTCAAGCGTTTTTTAGTTATTCTTCCAATAATTCTTTACTGCTGCTACGTAATATTTTGCCAGTTCCTTTTTTGTTGCTTCCAATGCTTTCATATCTTCTGAATTTGTTATGAATCCGCTTTCAACTATGACACAAGGCGTTGAAGTTTTTCTCAAAAGAGTTGCCCCTCTGTCTTCATAATTGCGAGGCAAGATTTTTCTATCTTTCAAATGTGTCGCTTCAATGTTAGCTTCCTGTAAAAATTCTGCAAGCTCCTTACTTTTCTTTGAACTATGCCAATAAAGCATCTCTGCTCCATGTGCTGTTTCATCTGACGCATTAAGATGAAATGATAATGTTATATCCCCTTTGTTTGCCAAATTGTTAATCTTGTCTGGCAATTTAGAATAATAATCCTGATATACTACAACATAATCTATACCTTGCTCTTTGCATTCAGGAACGATATAGTTATTCACAAAATCTTTATTCCAAGCATGTTCCTCAAATCCATTTCCACATGCTCCAGGATCTCTTTTCACTCCGCCGTGCCCTACATTTAAAATCACTTTTTTCATCTAAAACATCTCCTTTAAATAATTTTCTTTTCTGTCTACTCTGTTAAGCCAGCCTGTCAAAAATTTTTTCTGTGACGGCTTGTTTGCGGCTAATACTCTATAATATCTTCTCTGCAAATCGTGATATTTTTCTAAAAATTTATTTTCATCAACTTCATTCAATGCTGCTAAACTTTTTTCTCCTAAAATTCCGTCCACTCTTAAATCAAAGCCTAGTTCATTCAGTGCAGCCTGTGCCTTCTTAGCTCCCCAAGCTCCGCTATTTACGATAAAGTCGCATACTGATAGTGCTATGTTATCTGATTTCAAAGTATCAAGTCCGTTTTTATGATAATATTTCTTATCATAAATATCTCTAGCAATAGATAAAGGCATATCCCTCATATGTCCAGTATAGCCATATTTTCTTGCTTCTTCTTCAATTATTCCGTATTTTTTTTTTCCGCCCTTGTCGTGCTTGTCATCAGAATATCCGCCCTCAACTTTCAGCAGATAGTCAAATATTTTCTCAAATCTGTCCATTTAAATCACTTCCTTTTATATAATTGCCTTGCTATTTTTCCAGCTCCTTAATTTCTTTTGTCATCTTTGTTATCTCTGTCTTTAATAAATCCAGCTCCGAAGTTATTTCTTTAATTCGTTCTTCCGTTTCGGATGTATCAAATCCCAAATCCTCAAACTCAGTCTTCTCCGATTCCTTTTCCGCAAGCTCTTTTTTATATGCCAAATAAGACTGCTGCTTTTTATATCTTTCATTTTTCAAAAATTGTAATTTCAAGGCTTTATCCTCAATCCAGGCATTGCTGTCTTTATCCCAAATACTGTATTCATTCGGCTTGCCTACTGTTACAATAGTTTTGTTATCCTCATCAAGATAAGATCCGTCATCTAAAATTCTTTTACCTGCTTTGACTTTTTCAAATTCAGTCATCTCCCTTAATTCTCCAGTTTCAGTATCAATAACTGGATTTGTAAGCAACTCATCAGAATATTTCATTGTTTCCTCATGCCAGTCTGGATAAAACATTGCCAGATTTTCTTTGAATTCCTCCAGAGATGTTACAACTGGTTTTGCTATATTCTCCATTGTCGCTATCAAGTAAATGTAAATTACTGTTGTCATTTTTATCACTCCATTTCTTTATTTTTATTCTGTAAAGATTGTTTGATTATTTCCAGCGTCCAATCGCAATAAAATATATCGAGACACTTTCATTCGGTCTGTAGCTGTATGCGTCAAAAGTGTTATTTGATGAAGCTATAATTGAAATATTTGTATTAGATGTATCAGAACCACGATGAACTGGAACGACAGCGGAAATACTCTTAAAATCTTTGGATAAAGTATTTCTTACATAAGTTCCAGATTTTCCAGCTGTACCTGTGCCGTGTTCCAATATGGTTCCATCTGAAAATTTAATTGTGTTTTTTCCGAAACTAAATAAATTTTCTACTTTATCGGAAAGGGGCTTGTTAGAAATCGCCCTGAATTTTGATACATCATTATATGTTAAATTTGTGTCCGCTATGCATTCGTAGTAAAATTTTGTTACACTGTCATAATAGAACTTGCCTTTTGTCTTGTTTCCAATGTCCTGTATATTTCCGCCGAATTCTAGTCCTGCTATTTTTTCTAATTCAGCAACCAAATTTGAAGTAGTTACCAAAGTAGATGGATTCATAAGCATTGTTGCTCCGTTAGAATTATTGATTTCTGTTATCAAGTCAATTTCTACTGTTGCTAAATTTATTCCATTTGTTGCAGGCATTACATCTGGTTCTTTTGCTCTAGTTATACTGTACAGTATTTCATTTCCCGTTCCGGTTTTCGCATAAAGTCCTATGGTTTGTATTTTATAACTTGTATTCACTGTTGAATTTGTAAACACTGCATTTAATCTTACTCTTGTTCCTTCTTGACTTATTTTAGACATACTCACCGTTTGCTTTATCTCATCTATATTTGTTAATTTTGATACATCGGTTGAATCTTCATAGATTTTACTTGATGTAATCATCCTTGTAAAAATTATCTGTTTGTTATTTGCTAAAGTATCGGCTATCAATGCTCTTCCATTATCTGTTATCGTAGTATCTTTAAATATTGCCATTTTTTTTACCCTCCTATAATATATTTTTTACCATGCATAAATCCTACAGTTGCGTGTATACTAAATACTACATTCGGAAGTTTTGCAATTATTTCGTATTTCGCATAAGTTATTATCCCATTTGATACGTAAATTTTATTTTTAGATTTAGGAGTAAGTATGTTGATACTCTTAAATCCTAAGTTTGCTGGTAATATCATTTTTAGCATATTATTTAATTCATCGTATTTCCTAGAATCATCAAATTTAGTTGTTATTACTAGTTCATAATTATTAAAATTAGGCTCTAATTCATAATTTCCTACTCTGCATAGTTGATTCAATCTCTGAGTTAAAACTTTCCAGGTGTACGGTATTTGGTCATTCCAATATGTTAAAACTCTGAAAATTCTAATTTCCAATGTATCGTTTTCATACCTATGTAAATTTAACATTTCTTCAAATTTACTTATTCCATCCTCATCACAATATTGTATAAACTGATTATTAAATA